AAAACCACAGCGCCAACGTATTTCGCAAGTCAGGAAAGCGCCCAGGCGTGTTTATGGTGGATAAGCTGCTAACACAAGAACAGCGCGATGCAATCCGTCAGAATTACCGTGGTCTGGTTGAAGGCAATGACGATGATCTGTTGGTTCTTGAGGCCGGTGCGAAGTTTGAACCGCTAAACATGACACCGGCTGATATTCAGTTGCTAGAAACGCGCAAATACAGCGTAGAAGATATTGCACGCTGGTTTGGTATTCCTGGTGCGCTGATTAACGATACCGAAAAGACAACCACTTGGGGTACTGGTATTGAGCAGTTAATCCAAGGGTTCTATAAATTCAGGCTTCGTCCGATGCTTGAATCGCTAGAACAGGCAATTGAGCGCCGTATTTATTCGTCACGTCAACGCGAACTTTACACAGGCGAGTTTGGTCTTGATGCAATTCTGCGTGGATCTCTTAAAGACAGGCTAGAAACAGGATCACAGGCTGTGCAAAATGGCCTAATGACCCGTAATGAATGGCGGCAACTGGAAAATCTGCCAGCTATGGATGGTGCTGATAAGCTGACAGCACAAGTTAACCTGATGCCAGTTGAGTTATTGGGCATGAGCCAGCAGACAGAAGCCGCAACTGCCCAAGTTGAAGCACGCCAGCAAGAAATCATCAATGCAGTGAAAAGCATTGTTGAAAAAACTGATACTCCGATTCAAGTCACAGTTAATCCAGAAATTAAGGTTGATACGCCTGAAATGAAGCTAGATTTGCACTTTCCAGCAGAAAAACAGGCTGTAAAGAAGAACATCAAGCTAATTCGTGATGAAATAAGGCAACGTCATCAGCGCAGAATCTACCGAGGAATAATCATGGCAATTACAACGGCAATCTGTATCTCATACAAAAAAGAACTGTTTGACGGTGTTCATGCTTCTGCTGACACCTATAAAATCGCACTTTTTACTGATGCCGCTACGCTAGATGCTGCAACTACCGCATATAGCACAACCAATGAAGTGTCTGGTGCATGATATTCTATTGGCGGCAAAACTTTAACAGGATTCACATCTGGACTTGATGGCACAACTGCATATTTGACATTTACTGACGTTGAGTGGACAAATGCAACCATCACGGCACGCGGTTGCCTAATCTATAACAGCAGCGAGTCAAACAAAGCTGTTGCAGTATTTGATTTTGGTCAGAATGTAGTCAGCACAAACGGCACATTTACAGTTGACTTCCCTGGTACTGGTGCGGCAAGCCTTATCCGCATTGGATAATGTCAGATAATCCAAAATCTGCAATTGCCAATGCTGGAAATTTAATAATTCCAGAGTCAGATTGGTATTCGTTTTATTATGAGCAAACATCTGGCATAGAACTTCAAAGCCAAGCTGGTGTTTTAGGAATCATAGAACCTACATGGTATGACTTTTATTATGAACAGCAGCAAGTTGTTTATTCCACAGGTTCATCGCTATATTTTGTTGATGGTCAGCAATTAACGTCAGAGATTGGCGAAACAGATCAAACCGGAACTGCTTACAGCCAGCTTACAGGCATATTAGCTGCTGCATCTTTAGGCACAGTCGTTATTTCTGGCACAGAGAATGTCTCGGTTATCGTTTCTGGTATTGAATTGTCTGCATCTGTTGGTGAAATATCTGCACATGGACAGACGATTGTAAATGCAGAAATATTGCTTTTAGGCGTATATGCTGAAGCCAATATTTCACAAATATCAGCAACCGCAGACAATCCTGTCACCTGGTCATCAAGCGGTCAGATCAGGCGTTATCCTTCAAACCAGTTTGTTAGCGCAACGGCTAAAATCGGTGGCGCATCCGCTGAATTTGCCATTGGCGATATTCAGACCTATGCCACAACAAGCATTAATGCAACAATTACGCTTGACAATGTTGTATCATTTACGCAAATGGCGAATATCAACGCCGATGGCATATTATCAATTAGCAATGACGAACTCATCCTTTTGATGGCTGCTTAAAGGAAAAAACTATGAATCTGCATAAGAACATTACCCTGTCGCAAGTAGAACTTAAGTTTGCGCCAGAAGGTACAAAGACATTTAGTGGCTATGCTTCCGTTTTTGGTGGCGTTGATTCTTACAACGACACAATTGTTAAGGGCGCATATTCACAGGTGATTGAAAAGATTGCTTCCGGTGAAATGCGAATGCCCAAAATGTTTGTAAACCATAAGTCATGGGATATTCCCGTTGGTAAATGGACTCGCCTTGTTGAAGATGAAAAAGGACTATATGTTGAAGGCGAACTAACGCCAGGAAATCCACAAGCTGAAGTAATCAAAGCTGGCATGATTCACGAAACCATTGATGGCATTTCAATTGGTTTTCAAATTGGCGATTATGAAATGGTGCAGAAAGGCGATCAAACGCTGCGTCTGATTAAATCCATAAAAGAATTGCCAGAGGTATCAATTGTGACTTATCCAGCCGATGATGCTGCGCGTGTTGATTTGACAAGCGTTAAATCTTCGCTAGATAATGTAAAAACTATTAGAGATTTTGAAAAGTTCCTACGGGAAGTAGCTGGCTTTTCAAATTCGCTTGCTCGTGAAACGGCAAAAAGCGCACGAGCAGTCTTTTCTCAACTGGAGGTTGAGGAGGCTTTATCTTTGCCAGAGAAACTAAAGCAAGACGTTGAACTACAGCGTCAAATTGCTTTGCAAACGCTACTTTCCAAAACTTTGTAAAAGGAATTATTATGACTGATATTACTGAAATCAAAGCCCTTGCTGAAGTGCAAGGCACTCTGCTGAACACCACCCGCGAACTGAAGTCGTGGATGGAAAAGGCCAACGGCGAAATCGCTGAATCGAAGGCTGTTGAAGGCGAAACTAAATCGGCTCTGGAAAAGCTGGCTGTCAAATCTAGCGAACTGACCGACAAGTGCCTGGAAATGGAGCGCAAGATGTCGATGGGCATGACCGGCGCAAACGGCGAAAAGCAAGATACCGCTGGCGAAATGCTTGTTAAGTCTGACTCGTTCAAGGCTATGCAAGAAGGTCGCAGCAAGTTTGCCCGTGTTGAAGTTAAGACGGCAATCGTCAACGCAACTGGTCAAAACCAGCCTTTGGTACAGTCGCAGCGACTGGCTGGCATCATCAACAACCCGAACCGCGTCCTGACTATTCGTGATCTGCTGCCAGTAGGCCGCACGACTTCGAATCTGGTTGAGTACACGAAAGAAAACGTATTCACGAACAATGCTGGCCCACAGTATTCTTCGCCTGATTACGAAAACGTGACTAAGCCAGAATCTGGTATCACTTTCACGCTGGCTTCGGCTGCTGTTGCTACTCTGGCCCACTTCATTCCTGTATCACGTCAAGTGCTGGATGACTCTGCACAGCTTGAAAGCTATGTAAACGGTCGTTTGGTCTATGGCCTGAAGCTGGAAGAAGAAGACCAGCTTCTGAACGGTAACGGTACTAGCGGTAATCTGGGCGGTCTGTTGAAATCTGGCAACTACACGGCTTATACCCGCGCAGTTACCGGTGACAGCAAGCTGGATACCATTCGCCGCGCACTGACTCAGGCTCAACTGTCCGAGTTTACCGCTGATGCAATCGTCCTTAATCCTGCCGATTGGGAAACTATCGAACTGCAAAAGAGCAGCTACGGTGAGTACATCTTTGGTGGCGATATGGGGCCGATTGACGCTCTTGGCCCACGCATCTGGGGTAAGCGCGTTGTTGCAACCAACAGCATCACAGCCGGTACTTTCCTGGTCGGTTCGTTCACTATGGGCGCACAGATTTGGGATCGTCAAGATGCTGCCGTACAAATCTCCTATGAAGATGGCGACAACTTCAAGAAGAACATGGCCACAATTTTGGCCGAGGAGCGTTTGTGCTTAACCGTATACCGTCCTGCAGCATTTATTTCAGGTTCGTTTTAATCCATAGATACCTACTCCATTGATAACCCTGCTGATTGTATGACGCTGTACTCCATACATATCAGCTAGGGTTTGATGGCTTAGTCCTTCTTTGGACTGTTGCCGAATCATTAAGACTTGTTCATCCGTGAACTTTCTTTTTGATTCGGCAATTTTATTTTTTGCATCATTAGTGTGTTCAAAACCTTTAGAGCATGATTCACGAATTTTTCTTTTGTGTTCTTCGCTTAGTTTTTTTCCCTTTTTTGCAGCAGATAATTTATCTTTTTGCTCATTTGACATTGGTTTTCCTTTGTTATGAGCAACTTTACCTTTGTTTTTTTCAGAAATTTTTTTTCTGATTTCTTCTGTTTGCATTCTTTTTTTCATTTCTAACAATGTTTGTTCTGACATTTTTTTACCTTTTTTTGATTGTGATATTTTTTTCCTTGTTTCTTCTGATCGCTTCATCCCTCTATGCTTTGCAGCAACTTTCTCTACAACCTCTGGAGTTCTTAAATAATCATAATTTCTTTTTTTTGCTGCTTCAGAAAGTTTGCGTTTTGTTTCTTCACTTTTAGGTTTTTTCAACGCAGCAATAATGTTGGCTTTACCTTGCTCTGAAAAATTAACTTTTCTTCCTTTTTGCAATTCTGAAATTTTGCGTTTTGTTTCTTCGCTATGTTTAAAGCCAAAAGGACTTCCAGCAACTTTGTAAGAGTTAAAAATTGGCTTTAACTCATCTAGGTAATGTTGCTCTCTTGCCAAAAGTTGGTTTTTTTCACAAAACTCAACAACTTCAAAAGTCAAAGAATCTTTGCCGTATTTGTTATATACTCGTTGCAAGTATTTTGAGTGATGTGTGTTCGCATCAAGCTGTGAACGATGACGAACCCATCGTTTTGGGATGTCAACCGCTGAACCGATGTAAAAGTTGTTTGTGTTTATTTGAGAAATCTTGTAAATTCCACTTTGCATGACAAATCCTTTGTTTTGCACTTACTGTTTATAATACACTATGCCAACTCCAACATCAAACGAAACTTGGCGCGAATGGATTGCTCGTTGTATGAGCGATTCTGAATCTGCTGACACTTTCCCTGATACGGATCAGCGGTTGGCTTTCTGTCTTTCCCGCTGGGAAGAAAACAAAACTGACGATAATGAAAACTGAAATTGTTGATGTGATTGCCAAGGCTCATTTTTTTGATGAGCGTATCGGTGCAGTAGGTCGCAAACAGCGCCTGCGTATTCCTAAGCAGCTTGCTGAATATCTTGTGAACCTAGACATGGTTGATTTTGTAAACCCTCCGGTGGTTGCTACGCAAGAAATCCTCTCGACAGAACCGGCAGAGAGTGGAGTGGAGCAACCGTCTGCTGTGTCGCAACCGGCCCAAGTCTTACCAGAGCAGACTGCGAAACCATCACGCAGAGGCAGGAAAAAGACAACTGGTTAATCCTTGCAATAAAAGAATCATGGCGCTACTTACCTAGCGCCAATTCTATTTATGCTTGTGACGATCATTGGTGGGATTTGTACGCCAATGAACTGAAGTCTAAATTTGCCTGTGATCTTTGGACGCAAAGCGAGAGAAGCGCTAAAAAGTATGGTTTACGGCATTGGGCTGGTGAAAGCCGTCCAGGGTTAGGCAAATCAAAGATTCACTTTGGCAGCAATTCTGGCTATCAGGCAATCAATCTAGCGTATCTGCTAGGGGCAAAGAGGATTATTTTGCTTGGCTATGATATGCACAGAAGCGATGACAAAGCGCATTTCTTTGGAAACCATCCATATCACAAGACTGGCGGTGGCCCGAATGATAGCCTGATGCGGGATTGGTGCGATAAGTTC